GCCGGGGTCTCCGGAGGCGGCTCCGCCTGGACCACGGACCCGTCGCGCACCAGGCCGCGCCAGTACGCGTTGTCGGGCACCGCGCGCCCTTCCGGCGGCAGCCAGCGCGGCATCGGCGCCAGGGCTTCCGGGTTGGGCACCAGCTCGCCGGGGTTGGGCTTCACGAACATCAGGGTTGCTCCAGCAGGATGAGGTCGCCGGCGTCGCGGTCATCGGAGGGCGGCGGGCGGGTGACGTTGCCCAGCGGCGGCACGTCCCAGCTCACGTCGAGCGTCTCGAACCGATCGAGCGCATCGGCCGGGATGCCGCGCGGCAGCACCACGGGAATTTCCAGGGTCACGGCGTAGACGGTGCGGCCGGCCTTCTCGAACGCTTTGGCGTACAGGTTCTCGACGGCCGTGGCCTCGATCGTGCCGGCGGCCTCATCAGGCGCCAGGCCGTCCAGCACCTGCACCACCAGCTCCGCCATCTCATAGGCGCCGATGGTGGCGCCATCGCCACGCCGGCGGGCGCGCTCTCCGCCCGCATTCTGCGCCAGGACGTAGACCCCATAGGTCGCGATCCACACGCCAGGCGGCGTCGCCTTCCGGGGCAGGCCGAGGAAGGCCACGTAGACGGCCGGCGCCTTGGACAGGATGCGCGAGAGCTCCTCGGCGTCCAGGCGGTCCGGCTTGTGGTCCACTTCCTTCACGCGGCCGGCGAAGGCCGCGCGCAGCTCCACCACCAGGCGGTCCTCCAGGGCGGCGATCGCGGTCATGCGCGCCGACCCCCGGGGAAGGAGCCCAGGCGGTAGTCCGCCAAATCCGTGGTGGTGACGCCGCGCGCCTCTCCGCTGCCGGCGACGATGCCGCGGCTGTCCTGCGCGGGCTCGCCGCCTACCTCATCCAGGCCGAGGTCGGCCTTGGTGGCGGCGACGTCCTTGAGGAAGGTGACGGCCTGGTCGTAGCCGGCCTTGACCTGTTCGGTCGGCTGCCGGTCCCCGCCGAGATGCAGGTAGTGCCGCGCGATGGCGGCCGACATGCGGACCAGGAGCGCGGGGGTGGCGGACAGCGGCAGGGTGTAGCGGCGGCGGATGTAGCCATCCACCAGGTCGCCCGCATCATCACAGCCCCGCTGCACCACGGCCGTGTCCAGCGTGCCGTCTTCGGCGGAGGCAAGCTGAAGCAGCTCCACCTCGCCGTAGCGGCTCACCAGGTCATCAGGGGTGCAATAGGCGGGCATTGAGAGCGCTCTCAGGCCTTCGATTTGCGGGGCTTGGCGGTGGGGGCCGGGCCGGGCGGAACCGGGGCGGCGGCGGGGGCATCCGTGCCCCCGCCATCCGCCTGCTGCATGGGTGCCGGCGACGTGCCCCCATCGTCGCCGGCGGCCGGCGCGGGCAACGGCCCGGCCAGCGGGGCGGCCCCACCATGGTCCTGGGTGTCCGGCGGCGCAGTCATGCCGCCGGTGGCCGCCTGGTCGTCGTCCGGGTCCGCCTCGCCGAGGTCCTGCACCAAGCCGATGGCGCCGCGGAGGATCTTCGCCTCCGCGTCGTCCACGGTGATCTCCTCGCCGGCCGGGATGACGCGGTCGGGGAAGGTGAGGGCCGAGAGAAGGCGGAGCCGGCGCATCAGGCCGCGACCGTCTGGATCAGGTAGCCGGCGGTGTTGCCGGCCACGACGGGCGTGCGCTCATAGGTCACGGGATAGACCCAGGACTTCACGCTGTTGTCCCAGTACGCCTGCTCGACGAGGGGGTGGCCCTCCATCGTGTAGGTGTAGCCGAAGCTCGGCTGCGCATTGTCCACCGGCCCGATCGCGGTGTAGGCCAGGATCGCGTCCGTGCCCCACACATCGGTCGGCACATCGGCCGCGTCCGTCGTGACGGAACTGCCGATGACGACGCGCTCCAGGTCCCACAGCCGCGCCAGCATGTCCGGCGTGACGCTTTCGGAGCTGGTGTACTTGAAGCGGTCCAGCACGAAGGGGTTGTTCTTCGCCGCCGCGAAGCCGCGCGCGCCGATCACCATCGTGTTGGGATAGACGCCAACGGCGGCGCGGATGGCTTCCCGCGCGACCTCGACCGACGTGGCGGGGTTCGCAGCCGGGTCGCTCCAGCGCGCCGAGCCCGACAGCGCCACGCGGTTGGATGCCGGATAGGTCGCGGTGTTGCGCGCCAGGGCGGCGGCCTCCACCTCCAGCGCCAGGTTCGCGATCCGCATGCCCTTCTGGGTGGCGGCGGTGCCGAGGTTGATGCCCGGCACGCGGCTGGCGTCACGCATGTGTTCGCGCGGCACCGGGATCTCCAACGCATCCTGCGTCAGCGCGTAGGGCGCGCCGGCGTAGCCCATCGGAATGCGCTTGGTGGCGCCGCCCGGGGCGCGGCGGATGTTGTACTGGCGGAACTCCTCCCGGCCGAACTGGATGATCTGGCCACCGGCCACCATCACCGGGACGATCGGGAACAGCGCGAGCGCCGCCAGCGGCTGCGCGGCGAAGCCCCGCGCGACGTTGGACAGGACGGGGTCAACGACCCGCGCCTGGCCGAGGTTGATGGACATGCTCATGGTTCAGGTCTTCCCTTCAGCGCCGCAGCAGCACTTCGATGAAATCGCCGGCAGCAGCCGCAGCCTGCATCGCATCACCGACCACGAATTGCGGCGGCTCACCGCCCGTGATGGCGGCGGCGCCGTTCGCGGCGGCGGAGGTGACGGCGGTGGCGCCGGTGGCGATGCCCAGCGCCGTGGCGGTGACCACGCGGCCCTGCGCGTCCATCGCCAGCGCGGCGCCCAGCACCACGGCGGCCCCCGCCTCACAGATCGCCGTGCCGCAGGCGACAACGGAGACGTCCTGGCCCGCGGCGGTGGCGGGGTATTGGGCGATGCCCATGATCTTGGCGCCGGCGGCGGCAACCTGCGCGCTGGCGAAGGTCACGCCGCGCCCGCGGCCGATGGCGCCGGCGGATCTTACCGACAGCGCGAGGACGGTAACTGCCTGGGTCATGCTCTCGGCCTCCTCAGCCGGCCTGGTCCACGGCATTCACCGCGGTCAGGTAATCCGTGTTGGGGTGCGCCTTCTGGTAGGCCAGCGCGCGGTTGTGCAGATCGAGGCGGTCCGCATCCACGCGGTGCCCGGCGAACTGCACCACCTGCGGGCCATCGCCCTGGCCCGGGCCGGTGCGCGGCGTCGCCTCGCCGAAATTCACGGCGGCGGGCAGCGCGGACAGGATCGCGCGGAAAGCATCGCGCGGCGCTTCCTTCAGCGTCTTGGCGCCCTCGGCGAAGCTGACCTCGCCTTCGGCCGGCAGCGCCGCCAGCAGGCCCAGCGCGCGCGGCACCAGGCCCTGCGGCAGCTTGCCCGCCTTCACCAGGCCCTCCGCGAAGGATGCGTTTTCGCGGGCGATGGCCTCCGCCTCGCGCGCGGCGATGGCGGCTTCCTTCTCGGCCAGCGCGGCCTCTCGGCGCGCCAGGTCGTCAGCAGTCTTGTCGGTCACGGAGCTTTCCTTGATGGATGGGTCGGCGAAGGCGGGAACGGGCTCGGCCGATGCCTCGGCCTGCAGGCGCACGGCTTCCTCGGCGATGCGCTGGACGGTGGCGCCGGGCATCAGCTTCTCGGCCGCCTCGGCACCGCTGGCCTCGATCAGCGCGTCACGCGCGCCGCGCAGCAGGCCGGCGACATCGGCGAACAGCCAGCCGAGGCGCCAGCCGCTCATGCCCTCGGCGAATTCGACGGTCACGGTCTCGGCGCCATCGTCGCTGAATTCGACCTGGCGCAGGCCCTTCACGGCGGGCGGCACGGCGCCGAGGAAGCCGACAGGCTTCAGGTAGTACATGCCCGGCACCGGGTTCCCGGCGGCCTGCGGCGTGTAGAAGCTGGCGCTGATCTTCTTGAAGCGGCCGGCGGTCACCAGCTCGGCGAACTGCGTCTCCACCTGGCGCGGCGCGGCGAACAGGTCACCGCCTTCGGCCTGCAAGGCGCCCACCCAGCCATAGGCCGGCGCATCCAGCGTGGGGTGGCCGACGACGATCGGCGCCTCATGCTTCGCGGGGTCGTAGGCGCTGGCACTCGCGGCCAGGTCGGCGGCGCTGAAGGACAGCGAACCACCGCCCATCGGGCCATGCGTGCCGGCGCGGAAGATGTGGAGCTTCTGCATGGCGGCAGGATCGCGCGCGCGCCGGTTCCATCTCACCCCTGCGGTCGCAGGGATGTGCGCCGATCACCGATGCGAGAGGGTCGCCGGAGAGGCGAATGGGCACCGTGCCCGGTCCCACCCTGCGGCGAAAGGCGCCGGGGCGGCTCTTAGTGCCTCTTAATCGCTCTTAGTGGCCATTCTGGTCATGCCCCGGGGGTGCCAGGACCGCCCTGCCCGGTGGCGCGCCAGACATGGGCGGCGAAGACCTCCGCGATCGTCCGCCGGTCCGCATCCGAAAAGCCGAGGAACTGACGCGCCGGAATGGCGTCCCGCCCGAACTGGTGCGTGGCGCCGTAGACCTTGTTGGTGCCGATCCGCAGCCGCGTCGCCTCGGCCTGCGACGTGATGGAGGCGAACAGGCTGCCGCGCATCGCGCGTTCCCGCAGGATGCCGGCGCCACGCTTGCGCGCCAGCGTGCGGGCAGCCAGCGGGGCGAAGGCGGCGCCATCCGGCGTCTGTTCCGCCACGATGCGGTTGCGGGTGCTGGCGACCAGCAGCGGGCCGAGCGCCTTGAACGCCGGCGACGGGTCCCGCCCCGCCCGCGCCAGGCTGGCGAGCGCGGCATTCACCTGCCGCACAGCG